GATTAATATAATTATCGGTAATTTTATTATGAACCACATCCAAAACATTCAAATTCTGAATCTGTTGGTTTTACTGTAGGTTCAACAAGATTCACTTTTGGTTTTTCTTGTTTAATAGTTGGTTGATTCACTTTTGAAATATCAACAGCTAAGTGTTTTGCTCCGGTAGATATCGCTTTAGTTCTAACATAATAACAAAGAGTTTTTAATCCTTTACCCCATGAATGGAAGTGAGATGATGAAATCTTTGATAATGTTGGTTCCGACATATAGATATTCATTGATTGTGATTGGTCAATAAACGGTGCCCTATCAGCCGCCATATCAATAAGTTCCCTTTGAGATATCTCCCAAATTGTTTTATATTTTGGTATTAAGTGTTCAATTCTTTTAACTTTCTTGTTGTAATTTTTATCTTCAACATCAAGATATTGATTAAAATTAATGTTTTGAATAGACCCTTCGTTCATGATAATTTCATTCTTTAAATCTTCACTCCAAACCCCTAATTTTTCAAAATCAGTAATTAAATATTTGTTTACAATAAGAATTTCACCACCAACTACACGACGATTAAATAATGCCGAGTGAGCCGGTTCTGTCATTTCAAATGAACCTGTAATTTTAGCTGAAGATGCCACCGGCATCTGAGCCGTGAATAACGAGTTACAAACACCATATTCTGATACTTTATCTTTCAATCCCATCCAATCCCAACGACCTGATAAATTATCCTCATTCATCCCCCACATATCAAATTGGAATACCCCTTTAGACATTGGTGAACCTTTGAAGAATTTATACGGTTTGTATAAACCTTGTTGACATAAATAAGAACTCTCCGTGATTGCAGCAAAATAGATTGTTTCAAAAATATCTTTGTTAAGTTTCTTTGCCTCTTCAGATGTAAAAATGTAATCCATTAAATAGAATACGTCAGCAAGACCTTGTGTTCCAATTGCAATTGCTCTTTGTTCTAAACCACCTTTTCTACCTTGTTCAGTTGAATAACTATTAATGTCAACAACTTTATTAAGTGCTCTAACAACCTTTCTAACTTCATTGTAAAGTAAGTTAAAATCAAACTCTCCTTTAATAATAAAGTTTTTTAACACCATAGAAGATAACGTACAGATTGCAGTTGTTTCCTCATCAGTATATTGGTAAATCTCATTACATAGGTTAGATTGTTTAATCACCCCGATGTTTTGGTGATTTGTTTTTCTGTTAGCACTATCTTTAGAACATAAGTAAGGAACTCCGGTTTCAACTTGAGATTCAATAATTTTATTCCAAATTGTTTGGGCTTTTACTTTTTTACCAAGTCCAAGTTCTACCGCTTTGTCATAGTTCTTTTCATACTCATCACCATAAGTTTCTTGTAATGGTTTGATACCCGCCTTTTTAATATCGTTAGGACAAAACAAATACCAATCACCATTATTCTTAACCGCATTCATAAAGTTATCCGGTAACCAAATTGACGTAAATAAATCTCTTGCTCTCATCTCTTCAGCTCCTGTATTCTTTTTGATATCAAGTAAATCAATAATGTCCTTGTGCCAAGGTTCAATGTAGATAGCAGCACTACCCGGTCTTCTTCCTTGTTGATTAAAGAAACGTAATGATTCGTTAACTATTTTAAGGTATTTCAATAAACCACCCGCAAATCCTCCTGATGAGTTAATACGACTTTCTTTACTACGAATGTTAGACATACATAAACCAATTCCCGCAGCATCCGAAGAGTACGTTGAAATATCATTTAATGTTTGTAATAAACCTTCTCTTGAGTCCCCGTGATTGTATTTCAATACACAAGACGCTAGTTGAGGTGTTTTAGTCCCCGCATTAATCATAATTGGTGTTGCCGGGGAAATAAGTTGGTTTGACAATGATTGGTAATACTCAACCGCTTGTTCAAATGATTTAGTAACCCATAAAGCCACCCTCATATACATATGTTGTGGTCTTTCAATTACTCTACCTTCCGGAGTTTTTAACAAATACATTTCTTGTAATGATTTCCATGCAAAATAATCAAAATTGTAATCATTCTCGTGATTAATTACAGAATCAATATTTTCAGGACCATATTTTTCAATAGTTTCCATTAACTTATCATTAATAATACCATCAACGTGTAATGTGTGCATTGTGTTACAAAAACTATCATCAGTTTCTTTGTGGTACGCAGAAATTGCTACTGAAGACGCTAATCTTGAGTAGTCATGATGACTTCCGGTGTATGCCGCCGCAATCTCGTAAACTAACTTATCCAACTCTTTGGTTGTAATAACACCCTCTGTTGGAACTGAAGTTATCACCTTAATGAATACCTCATCAGCATTTACGTTTAATCCTCTTGCTGCTCGTTTAACTCTATTATAAATTTTTTGGGGGTTGAACGAAACTTCGTCCCCCCCTCTTTTTTTTATCTTTAATGACATCATATTAAAAATCTTCAGTAAATGTTAATGACTCACCCAATTTAGCTTTTTGGTACTCCATAGTTCTTGATTCAAAGAAGTTACCCTTTGTTTCAACAGCAATTTGTTCCATAAACTTAAATGGTTGTTCTACGTTAAATTGTTTTTTACATCCAAATTTAACTAATAAACCATCAGTCACAAATTCAAGATATTGTTTCATCAAGTTTGAGTTCATACCAATTAAAGATACTGGTATAGATTCAGTAATAAATTCTTTTTCAATCTCTAACGCTGATAATAAAATTTCTTTAATTCTTTTCTCACTTGGTTTATTCTCAACGTGATTATTAATCAAATGAATTGCAAAATCACAATGTAAGTTCTCATCTTTAAAGATAAGTGAATTAGCGTTACATAAACCTTGCATTATTCCTCTTGATTTTAACCAAAAAATTGAACAGAATGAACCTGAAAAGAAGATACCTTCAACCGCCGCAAACGCAACCAATCTTTCTTGGAAAGTAGAATTTTCAATCCAATCTAAAGCCCATTTCGCTTTCTTTTGAACCGCAGGTAATTTATCAATCGCGTGGAAACATTCATCTTTTTCATCCGCATCTGAAATATAAGTGTCAATCAATAATGAATACATTAATGAGTGAATATTTTCAGCCATAAGTTGGAATCCGTAGAAGAACTTAGCTTCAGGATATTGTACTTCTTTTAAGAAATTTTCCGCTAGGTTTTCGTTAACGATTCCGTCAGATGCTGCGAAAAATGATAATACATTCTTAACAAAGAATCTTTCATTGTCTGTTAAATTTTCCCAATCTCTAATGTCATTGGATAAATCAACTTCTTCAGCCGTCCAAAACGCTGCTTGATGTTGTTGGTAAAATTCCCATATATCATTATGTTCAATAGGGAAAATAACGAATCTGTTCGGATTTTCTTTTAATATTTTTTCTTCCATTTTTTTTAATTTTGTGTTTGTTGTTTTTCTTTTCTTTTTTCTAACAAATCTTTGATTCGTTGTCTATTTCTTTCTTCAGTTTGTTCTTCAAGACCTAAAAAGGTCACCGAACTTTCTGTATCAATTTCTAACATACCATTGTCAAATTTACAATTTTCAAAGACAATACCATCATCACCAATACGTGATTTAGTAATTGCAATCGTTGCTAGTTTCATTTCTTTTTGTTGTAGAGATTTTGCCACGGAAATAATTACGTGCCCAACCTGTGCTTTTTTGATTGAACCACCCATTTGGTCAGTAGTTACAACATCTGATGATATTGAACTTCTGTTACCTTGTGTTGCTGTCCAACCAACTAAATCAAGTTCATGACACATCGCCTCAAATCCTCTCATAACAGACCCTTCAGATTTCCATTCGTCACCCAAGTTTTTATCAGGAACAACACAATCAATGTAGTCCAATAATACCATATCAATTTTGTTTCCTTCAGAAATCATTTTTCTAATTTGATTCTTAATTTGCATCATTGTTACAGTATCTGATGGAAGTTTTTTAAGTATCAATTGATTAGTCATACTCTCCTTAATTTCTTGAACTTTAATCATAACCTCATCCTTTTTTAAAGACAATTCATCCGGATGGATTTTTGTCCATAACGTAATGTGTTTACGTTGAATAATCTTTGGGTTATCCTCAAAGAATATTTGTAAAACATTGTATCCCAAATTAAATGCGTGATTTGAGATTTTTGTCAGTAAAGTTGATTTACCAACACCTGTTGGTGCTAATACAACACCGATTTCACCTTTAGCTAAACCACCTTTTAATAACCTATCTATCCCCGGAATACCCATTGGTATCGGATGGCGATAATCTTCGTTTAAAACGTCATCTAAATTGCTGAAAACACTTTCTGTTCCCTTATCGTGTTCCCCAACTTGAAGAGCTTTACTTACCATCTCCTCTAATGTGTCGTAACTTTCAAATTCACCCGTGTCGATGATTTTTTGAGCTTTAACCATAACTTTCTGTAACTCCTGTTGCTTACAGAACTTCATTGATTTTTCTTGTACAAACTCCGCTCCCTCAAGTGTGGATTCCTTAACTTTATTAAGGGTATCAATAATGATTTTCGCAGCTAGAGGTTGTTGTATCTCAGATTTTGTGATTTGTTCTAATGTGTCAAAGGTTGGTGTATGTTCGTATTTTGTATAATACTCTTTAATCATTTGAATAATTAATTTGAAGTATTTATTCTCAAAATAACTTGTTTCAATCACATCGATGATAGACCTTGAAAAATCTTTATCAATAATGATTTGGTTTAATAATTGTATCTGAAAGGTACTACCTAGATACTCGAAATTTTTGTTTGACGCCATATATTTTTTCTTTTAGTGTATTAATAAATACTACACACTTAAGGTAACATCCATATATTTTTTTGTTAAATTTTTAGATGAAAAAATGTCAGTCAAGTTCATCAACAAGTTTTTTAGGTGTGGGCGTACATCCACAGTGTATCTTATCTTTGGAGGGTATACTTTAGCGTCCACTTGTCTATGACAAATTGTCACATCATTTTGTTTGATGAAGATGTTAAAGTACTCCGGACCATCAGTATATGACGTTTCCAAAATAGCCGGATTGTTAATAATTTCGTACATATTATCAGACATATACGTTACTGTTTTCAATGATAATTGAGTTTGAATGTCTTCTTTAAATTCACGAAGTAATTCATAAAGTTCTAATGAGTTCTTTGCCTCATTGTTAAACTCTCTCACGTTAAAAAATCTTTGTACAATGATGTTATCATTTACCATCATTAAGAATTCTAATTTTACCGATTCTTGGTCTTTCATAGTTTTAATTAATTGTTGTTATAATTTCTTTTTTCTTTTCT